AGGTTCACCATCCCCTGCTGATAGTAATATCTTTACTGCATCTGCTGCTGCACGTCGTTTTGATACCATTGTCCAAACCTCAATACCTTCCGGTTCTAATTGGGAAGTAGGTAAGACATGGTTGCAAAATGATGACGATAAGACGTTGTATATGTGGAATGGTACCTCCTGGTTGCCTGTTGTATCTGGTGGTACATTTACAGAACTATCTAAAGTCATTTATGTAGACTCTATTAACGGTGATGATACTTTAACTGGTCACCGTATTAGTAACCCTAAGAAAACCATTAAAGCTGCTGTTGATGACATTAACGCAGATTCTAATGGTGATGGCAGTGTCGTTGTGGTTGCTCCTGGTATTTACGGAGAAACATTCCCGATTGACATTGAGAAGAATGACATTGCTATTGTCGGTACTTCACTAAGGAATTGTATTATTCACCCCGCTATTCCAGCAGCAGACCAAGCTGGTTATGATGTCACCGTACCAGAAGCTAACGAACTCACTACTATGTTCCGTGTGAACAGTGGTAGTTATTTCTATGGTCTTACGTTGACTGGTATGAAAGCTAGTGGTGCTAGAGGTGGTAACAGTCTTGATACTGACTCTACATACGGTCTACCTACTAATCAAGGTTGGAACTTTGCGTTCTATCCTAACGCACAAATTAAGAAGTCCCCGTACATCCAAAACTGTACAAACTTCTCTGATTCTAAGGTTAATAACGTAAACTTTACCCCGCATACACCTGGAGAAGGTTCTGCTGGTGACCTTACATCTTCACCAACTGGTGGTGGTATTTTGGTCAATGGTGCTACTGTTGCTTCTAACAGCCCACTACGTTCTATGGTGGCTGATAGTTATACGCATACTGCACTAGATGGTCCTGGTGTCTTTGTTACTAACAATGGTTACACACAGATTACGTCAAGTTATGCATTCTTTAACCATTATCACATTAAGTGTTTGAATGGTGGTCAGGCAAACCTTGCTGCATCTACCACTGACTTTGGTCGTTATGGTTTGCTTGTTGATGGCAGGTCAACCAGTGCAATCTTTACTGCAACGACAACTGCTACTGCTTCTGATGGTGATGTTACATTTACCATTGGTGCACCTACTGCAGATGCTAGTTGGCATGGTAGTGCTACACGTCCACAAGGTAATATGCTTGTAGACATTGGTGGTAATACTTATCCTATTCTTTCTGCTACTGCCAATGGAAGTGGTTGGGATGTAACTATTAGTCGTCCTAATCCTAACAAACGTGACGAAAACCTTGGTCTTGATGGTGCAGTATCTAGTGGTGCTGCTGTTAGCTTCTATTTGCGGTCTATGATTGCAAGTAGTGGTCACACTATGGAGTATGTTGGTAGTGGTACTGACTACACTGCATTACCTGAAAATGGTGGTGTACCCATTGAAGCAAATCAAGTTGTTGAACTAAATAACGGTAAGGTATGGACTGCTACAACAGATCATAACGGTAAGTTTAAAGTTGGTGATTTCTTTACTGTTGATCAACGGACTGGTTTTGTTACTGTACCTGTTGGTAGTATTTCATTCCCAGTTCTTGCAGAAGATCTTGATGTTAATGGACATGAAATTACAAGTAATAGTGATGGTAATGTTGTAATTAACCCAGCCGGTACTGGTATCATTGAACTTGGTTCTAATGTTGGCATTGGTACGAGTGCGCCCGGTGCGCAGCTAGAAATTGCAAATGCGTCACCAAGAATACGCATTACAGATACAGATGGTACAAACACTTACTCTGAAATTACTGGAGCAGCTGGTAGTATTGTCCTGGACGCCAGGAACAGCACATATAACGGTCAAATAATTTTTAGAGGTTTAGGCAACGCTGTTGTAAGTGAATACGCACGCTTCGATACCACGGGTAGGCTGTTGGTTGGGCTAAGCAGTAATAAAGCAATAGGCGATACATCAATCGCTAGCTTCCAATTAGCAGGTGTTGGAAATGCCTCTAAAATGGGAATTGCTAATTATGGAACAACTGATGCAGATGCTGCAACTATTAACCTAGCCAAATCAAAAAGTGGTACAGCGGGTACAGCAGGAAGTATTGTTGGGCCAAATTCTATTCTTGGAGCTATTAATTTTGCAGGAGATAATGGGACCAACCTTCAATCTATAGGTGCAGTAATTCAAGGAAGAGTAGACGGCACCCCTGGTGAAACAGCAGGAGCATTTGAAGTTGGTATTGAGTACCGAATCCTTACTACTGGTACTACTGATTTTACTGCTATTGGAGCTGCTAACAGTAATCCTGGCACGGTTTTTACCGCAACAGGTGTAGGAACTGGCACCGGTACCGCTATCCATACAGCAGGCGATATGCCAGGACGTTTAGTGTTCTATACTGCCCCCGGTAAAGGAGGTGGCCCAACGGTAAGAATGACCATCAAAAATGATGGCAAAGTAGGGATTGGCACGGCGAGTCCTAGTGCAAATCTAGACATTCAAGGTTCAAACTCTCGCTATCGTCTAGATACAACCAATGCATTTACGCTAGCTAGTCATTTAAATACGGCAGCATCAGCCTTTGCTTCTTCAATTTCCAATGCACTCGACCATCAATTTCAAGTAAGTGGATCTGAAAAAGTCCGCATCGACAGCTCAGGCAGGTTGTTGGTTGGTACGCCTTCTAGCCTTGGTACTACAGCATTTGATCCATACAATGTTCAAATTGCTGGAAACAACGACCCAACAAGTTCAGCCGGTCTTTTTAGATTTCAAGCCAATAGCGCATCTAGCATTCTGTCTTTCACAAAAAGTAGAGGCGCAAGCGTTGGGACTAATACAATTGTCAATAATAACGACAATCTTGGCAGTTTAATTTTCCGCGGAGGTGATGGGACTGGTTATGTCCAAGGAGCCAACATTCAAGCCCAAGTAGACGGCACTCCCGGTCAAACAGCAGGCACATTTGTAGTCGGAACTGCATACCGAATCCTCACCACAGGCACCACTGACTTCACCTTAATTGGTGCTGCTGATAGTAACCCTGGGACAGTCTTTACTGCTACAGATGTAGGTACTGGTACGGGCACCGCCATTCGTACAGCGGGCGATATGCCGGGCAGACTTGTCTTTGCTACCACTGCCGCCAATGCAGGAAGTCCGACGGAACGCATGAGGATCACATCGGACGGAAAAGTCGGTGTGGGGACTAGCAGCCCTGATTCAACTTTAAATGTGCGGGCAGGAAATAACAATACATCCGCGGAAGAAATTGCTTCATTTAGTCGCCCCGATGCAGCAGTGCGTGGCGTCATTTCTAAAGGACTAATCAGCGGAACTACAAATGGCATTGCGTTTGGAACAACTACTAACCATCCCCTTGCGTTAAATACTAACGGAACTGAACGCATTTATATCACTAATGCAGGCAACGTAGGGATTGGCACTACGAGTCCTCAAAATAAGTTGTCGATTGTTCAGTCCGAAGTGGCAAATGCTCCAGAAAGAAGTGCTGCTATTTACGTACAGAATAATGCAAACTGTGAAATTCAAATGGTCGGCAACTCAGATAACGATTGCCAGATACGGTTTGGAACAAGTAACAGTAGTTTCAAAGGTGCTGTTGAATACCAACTAGATGTAAATGCTTTACTTGCTTACACCGACAGCCTAGAACGCGCCCGCATCGACAGCGGGGGCAGGTTGTTAGTTGGCACGTCAACCGATGGTGGTGCTGGTGGAGTAACAATTAGGCCTAACGCTAGTAATGGTGCAGCCTCAGTTGTTTTTGATCGAGCCGACACAGCAGCCACATCTACTGTTTTTGCATTTGAGAACAATGATGGAACTGTTGGCAGTATCACGTATACAAATACTGCTACTGCTTTCAACACCTCTTCCGACTACCGCCTGAAGGAAAACGTTGTCCCACTGACCGGCGCCGCTGATCGCCTTAACCAGCTCCAAGTTCGACGCTTCAACTTCATCGCGGATCCCAGTAAGACCGTCGATGGCTTCCTCGCTCACGAGGCACAAGCCGTTGTTCCTGAGTGCGTGACCGGCACCAAGGATGAAGTGGATGATGAAGGTAATCCCGTCTACCAAGGTATTGACCAGTCCAAGCTGGTGCCTCTGCTGACGGCTGCATTACAAGAAGCACTTGCCAAGATCGAAACCCTTGAGCAGCGTCTAAATGATGCTGGTATTGCCTAGTAGTCCTACTCACTACTCTATTTTTAAGCCTACCAACCCGGTGGGCTTCTTTTTTCACCTATAAACACATTTTTTATCAATTATGACTACTTTCACCTGGAACATTGCTAACCTTGAGCGTAACACTGCTGATGGCATCGTGTTTACTGCACATTACACCGTGAATGCCGCTGATGATACTTATTCTAGCGGTGCTTATGGTTCTATTGGTCTTGAAGCACCTGCTGAAGGCGACACTGTTATCCCGTTTGCTGACCTTACGTCTGATGTTGTCGTGGGTTGGGTTAAAGAAAAACTCGGTGGTGATGAAAAGATTGCTGAAATTGAAGCAGCTCTTCAGGCACAAATTGACGAACAACGTACCCCTACTAAGGCAACTGGTTTGCCCTGGAGCTAATTATGATTACTCTTATCCGTCCAATTCTCTTTTCTTTTATTCAATCAAATCAAGTCAAGCGTCTTATTATTGACTTGTTGACTAAACTTGCTGAATCTACTGATAATGACGTAGATGATAAAGCAGTTGAGTTTATTCGTAACGGTCTCTTTCCTAATAAATAATGGAGTGGGCTGATCCTCCGGTGATGCCCTCTCTACGCCTCCCTGAGGCCCCTCAACTACCCGGTCCTATACTGGAGGTACCAAGAGCTGATTTGCCCTCTTACAAGCCGCTTGTGGTGCCTCCTAGCGTACTTAGACCGCCTCCAGGGATTGAAGGTATCAATACAACCGAAGAACCGCCAACTGAAGAGACAAAAGAGGTAAAACCTACACCTCCACAAATCACAATTCCACCTATCCCTAAACTTCCACCTGAAGCTCAGATAGTAGAGATTCCGTTTACGGATATTGAAGTGCCAATGCCTTCAACTACTATTATGACTACTGCAGCCACTACAGCTTTTATTTCTGTAGCAGCCACCTTAACTGCAACGTCTTTGTTCAAATACCTTGTGATGTTATTTAAACCAATCTTTAAACAAACATGGAACAAGATCACAAAAAAGACGGATTCATCAAATTCCTTGTCCTTGTCTGGTCCGCCGGACTCCTCACAGCATCATACGCAGGATGGATGAGTAAAATGGATCCCACTTATGTTGCAAGTATTTTAAGTGGTACTTTGGCAACTTTTTCAATTACACGTGAAAAGAAACAATGAAAAAACTTCTGATTCTTTTTCTTCTTGCTAGTCCAGCTGCAGCACAACAGGTAACCCCTAATTTTACACAGGGATCTATGCAGTCAACCACTACTTCCACTATTGATATTAGTCGTAGTATTGCGACAAATATTTATGGTGGTGATTATAAATCATGGTCTGGAACAAATGTAACACCCAGTGGAGACATTTTAGACAGCTCCACAACTTATTCAGTAACCAACGCAGGAGAACAGTTTCAACTGGAGACTGTAGTTCGTGCAGCGGGAATCATCGAAGACAGTCTAATTACAGAAACCATTCAACAAGTTTCTACTACTACTTCTTTATCAGTCTTCTCACAATAGGTTCACCAGTTTACGCAGAAGAACCAAAAGTACAGAACACTTCTAACCCTGTTGCAGCAGCTACAGGTAATGTGACTAATCAAGCGGTGCAGTTCCAAAATAATGGTGCACCGTCTAGACAATATTTTGCTCCTAATAATAGTTGTAACGGTACAACAATGCAATTCTCTCCATTTTATATGGGTAATGATACTGTACCGTTTGATAATACAGGTTACGTAAAAAGTAATAACTGGGGAGCACAAGTTAGCTTTTCTGTACCACTAGATGGTGGTATGATTGAAACTTGTAAAGCTATTGCTAGAAAACATGAACAAAAGATGAGACTAGATTATGAACTTGTACGTGCACTGAAGTGTACAGAAATCATGAAAACTGGTTTTACTTTTAGACCTGGGTCACGTGTTGAAGTGTTATGTAACGACATTGTACCAATAGTTTCACTAAATAATGATTGAAGCAGGTGTTTCAGCTGTCGTTGCTATTATTGCAGCAGGTGCAGCTCTTACTAATAAAATTCACAATCGAATAACTGATTTAGATAAACGTCTAGATACTTTTGAGCTGCGCGTTGCTACAAGTTATGTACCCAAGCAAGACTTTGAAACAGCCGTTCAAAAAATGGAAGATCACATGATCCGCATTGAAAACAAAATTGACCAAATTGCACTTAGAAATTCTTAATTATGGCTTATCAACTTGTAGACACCTATACTGGTAAGGTTCTCAGTAACTATTCTAAAAAAGCTGAGGCTGATAAAGCACTTAGTAGGATGTATAACGAGCCTGGTGAAACTCGGTATGAAGTTAAATCTACCCGAACTAAAAAGGTAAAGGGAGTAAAAAATGTCGAAAAAGAAAGCGACTGAAGACCAGTTTAATGAGTTACATAATCTTGTTACTAAGGAGTTCCTTGCCCGCATTAAGTCGGGTGAGGCTTCTACACAAGATTTAAAAGCAGCTTGTGACTGGCTAAAAACTAATGACATCAGTGGTGTCGCCTTTGAAGGTAGCCCACTAGATAAATTGGCAACTATTATGCCAACTGTTGACCCTGAACTCGTCCAACGGAAACTTTATGGCCCGAAAGTCTAATCATAGCGGTCCTAAATACGCTAACGGTAACTATAAATCATACCAAAAAAAGTATGATGCTAGTTCACTACAGATCAAAAAACGTACAAAATTAAACAAAGAAAATCGTAAACGGGGCACTTATGGTAATGGTGACGGTAAAGATGTTTCCCATAAAAAGGATGGTTCAACATTCCTTGAAAAAGCATCTAAAAACCGAGCACGAAAAGGCCGAGCATGACCCCATTACTTCCTTCACCTGATCACTACCTTTATAACTTAATAGCCATGACCTCACCAGAAGCTAAGCGCCTGTGGAGGCGCTCTATTAAGGAACATTTTGACTGCACTTGTGTTTATTGTGGTAAAACTTATGACTTATCTAATCTCACTTTGGACCATGTCCGCCCTCGCTGTCGTGGCGGCTCAGACATTAAGAATGTCGTACCAGCCTGCCTGGTGTGTAATCAGAACAAAGGAAGTAACAACTGGCTCACTTTTATGAGACAAACATTTGGAGTTAATAGACTCCGTGAAA